AATTAGATCGTATCAATGCAATACGAGAAGAGTATGACAAAAAAATTGGTGAAATAGGCGTTGCCAATGTGGAACTGATGTTAACCAAAAAGAGAGTTACAGAGCTACATGATTACATTGCTAATTTGGAGTCAGAATATTTACAATGTCAACAACAGGAATCAAAATTAGTTGAAGAGTTGAACAAAAAATATGGATCTGGAACAATCGATTTAATCAGTGGTGAATTCACGCCTACTGAATAAGGTTTGAATGTTTCGGTCAATATTTATTTAAAAAAAATATAGGATAGACAATGGCCGAAAAGATTATATCACCGGGTGTTTTTACTAACGAAATTGATCAATCATTTTTACCCGCAGCGGTACAAGCGATTGGTGCAGCAGTAGTAGGTCCGACATCCAAAGGACCAGCTTTAGTACCAACTAGAGTTTCATCGTACGCTGAGTACATTTCAAAATTTGGTGGAGATTTTTCATCAGGATCTGGAGCAAATGAAGATTCATACAAGTACTTAACTAATTACTCTGTACAGGAATATCTGAAATATGCTGACACATTAACAGTTGTTAGAATATTGGCAGGAGATTATGCTCCGGCACAGACTCAGGTTTCATCATCAGGGGCAAGTTCTACAGTAGGGGCACAAGCCACCGGATCATTTGAATTATTTGGAGTAGGCGGAGCAAATTATGCTGCATTTAGTAATGATACAGTTCAACTACATACAGGAGATGATGGAGGATCATTCTTATTCACTTCAGGATCAAACTTTGTAGGTGATAATGAAAATATCAGTGCATTTGCATATAGTGGTAGCATGGAAGGATTGGTTGCAGAAATCAATTTACAAGCATCACAGTATTTCACAGCATCATTTAGCGGAACTAATCTTTTATTAACATCATCCATTGCAGGAACAGCAGGTAACAAGATACGTATTGCTACCGGTTCATTCCTAGATTTCCTTTTCAATAACAATGCTGGTACAGGTAGTGTTGGACAGTTAGAAGGAGGTACAGGTGATTCAGCTCCTGACGGATTAGCTTTCAAATTATTTACATTATCAGATGGTGCTGATCAGAACAGTGATGGACCGCATGGCATCAATGGATTGTTAGCATCTGGTTCTGCAAATAATCTTAGATGGGAAGTGACAAATGTTAATAATGCAAAAGGTACATTCACTTTATTAATTAGAAGAGGTGATGATACCAATCGTAGAAAAACTATTCTAGAGCAGTATAACAACTTAACATTAGATCCAACCACTCCTAATTACGTTGCAAGAGCAATTGGAGACCAAGTACAGACATTGAGAGATGCTGGCGGAACAGATCCATTCCTTCAATTATCCGGATCATTCCCGAATCGTTCCAGATATGTACGTGTAGAAGTTCAGGCAACTACATACAAATATCTAGATGAGAATGGAAATGTCAGAGATGGTAGTTTATCAGGATCATTACCAGTAGCAGCTTCTGGATCATTCGGAGGCGGATCAGATGGTAATGTGAAACATCCAAGAGCTTTCTATGATACCATTAGCAATACAAATACTCAAGGATTTAACTTAGGTGTTGCTGATGAAGGTAAGACATCTTATATTGATGCAATTAGATTATTGAAAAATCAAGATGAATATGATATCAATCTAATTACATTACCAGGATTGGTAGATAACTTTGCAAATCACTCAGAGGTTATTACAGAAGCTCTTAATATGTGTGAAGACAGAGCAGATGCATTCCTAGTATATGATCCAGTTGAATATGGAGCAAGCATTTCATCAGCAACAGCTAAGGCCGAAGCTCGTGATACAAATTATGCATCAGTATATTGGCCATGGGTCAAAGTAGCCGACGCAGATCTTGGAAAGAATGTATGGGTACCGGCTTCGACATTGATTCCGTCAGTATATGCTTTCAATGACAGAGTTGCTGCTCCATGGTTTGCACCAGCTGGTTTGAATAGAGGTGGAATTGATGCTGCATTATTAGCAGAACGTAAATTGACAAAGGCTAACAGAGATACATTATATGACTCTGCAGTTAATCCAATTGCAACTTTCCCTAATACGGGTGTGACAGTATTTGGACAGAAAACATTGCAGAAGAAGGCATCAGCTCTTGACAGAGTAAATGTTAGAAGATTGTTAATTGCAGCTAAGAAGTTCATTGCATCAACTACCAAGTTCCTTGTATTTGAACAGAATACAGCAGCAACTAGAAACAGATTCCTTAGCATTGTGAATCCATACTTTGAATCGGTACAACAGCGTCAAGGTTTATATGGTTTCCGTGTTGTTATGGATGAAACAAATAACACTCCAGATGTGATTGATAGAAATGAAATGAGAGGACAGATATTCCTTCAGCCTGCTAAAACGGCAGAATTCATTATCATTGACTTCAATATTTTACCAACCGGAGCGGAGTTTCCAGAATAAAATTTGAAAAGACAATATTTATATAAAAGGATATAGAGCATGGCAGAATTATTAGATCCCACCGAGATATTTTATACGGCGTTTGAGCCTAAAATGTCTAACAGGTTCATTATGTATATTGAGGGTATTCCATCATACCTTATCAAGACAGCATCACGTCCATCAATTGATCAAGGAGAGGTAATCTTAGATCATATCAATGTTGAGCGTAAGGTCAAAGGTAAGTCAAGATGGCAGGACATCACTATCACATTATATGATCCAGTTGTTCCTTCAGGAGCGCAGACAGTGATGGAATGGGTTCGTTTACATCACGAATCAGTAACTGGTAGAGATGGATATTCAGATTTCTATAAGAAGGACATCACTTTTAATACTTTAGGACCAGTAGGTGATAAAGTTGAAGAATGGACTATTAAGGGTGCGTTCATTTCTTCTGCCACATTTGGTGACATGGATTATTCCGGCGAAGATCCATTGGAAATCGAATTAACTCTGAAATATGATTATGCGATCTTACAGTTCTAAGATTGTCATACATCAGAATTAGTGAAAGGGTCTCTTCGGAGACCTTTTTCATTTTATATGTGTTGCATATTTATTATTGAACAAGTTTTAAACAGGAGAACAAATGTCACAAGGTCTTAATCCACAATATAGTGGTAAATCAAAGAAATCAAGTAAACAATTATCTGATGATGATCTCAAAGCAATGGCCATTGCCAAGCATGAAGAACAGTTTGCAGAATCAGCTGTAAAGTCTACAGTTCCTACTGAGATAGTGGAATTACCATCTGAAGGAAGATTTTATCCAGATGGTCATCCATTGAAAGCTGGTAAAATTGAAATGAAATACATGACTGCTAAAGATGAGGATATTCTCACCAATCAGACATATATCAAGAATGGTGTTGTGTTAGATAAATTATTTCAATCATTGATTGTTACAAAGTTTGATTACAATGATCTTTTAATCTGTGATAAGAATGCCATCATGATTGCTGCCAGAGTGTTAGGATATGGTAAAGATTATACCATAACAGTTGATACACCATCCGGCGAAGAGCAGAAAGTGAATGTGGATCTTACTAAGATTGACATGAAGGAATGTGATTGGGATGCAATCGGCGAAGATGGCAATTCATTTGAATTTGAATTACCTGCTTCAAAAAGAAAAATTAATTTTCGTTTATTGACACAAGGTGTTCAGAAGAAAATCGATGCTGAGCTCAGAGGTCTCAAAAAACTAAAAAAAGGTGACAGTACTCTGACAACCACATTGAAATATACTATAACAGCAGTGGATGGAGATGACAATACAGCTACTATTAGAAAGTTTGTGGATAATGAACTATTCGCAGTAGATTCCAGAGCATTGAGAAATTATATTAAAAATGTCACTCCAGACTTAGATTTGACAATGGAGGTTACAGATGAGGAGACTGGTGATCCCTTTCGTTGCCGCATTGCGATTGGACTGGACCTTTTTTGGCCTGACCTCGAAGTATAAGCTTGCCACAGAGGGTCATATACATGATTTGGCATTTCATAGTAAAGGCGCATTTACATATACAGAAATACGTAACATGCCAGTGTTCATTAGAACATTTCATATAGACAGACTTAACAAGTACTTCAAAAAGCAGAAAGAAGAGCATGACAAAGCCATGCGCAAATCCAGAGTAAAGTCGCCAAAACGTAGATAGTACATATTTATTTAAAAAATAATATGAACAAGTTCGAACGTGACATTCAGCAGGAAATGGATGTAAATGAAGGCATGCTTTCAAAGCTTGCCGCTGCCTTTGCCACCAGAGGTATGCGACGTAAATATGGTAAATCATATAAAACGGCATTTGACATTGCACGAAAAGATCCTGAACTCAGAGCAGCATTAGCCGGCTTGGAAAATTATCATGCTCGTCTAAATCGTATCATCAAAAATCTTTGTAAACGAAATCCTGATCATCCAACTTGTGATGACAAAAAGAGGTAGTGTAAAGTCACTGTATGGCTAGTAAAGAACAGTTGAAAATGCAAGAGGCGATAAACGCCGCAGCTAAAGAGTATAATCTGACACTGGATACTCAGAAAGCCTTGCTGGATGATGTTGCAAAAGGCCATATACAATCTAAAGGTGAACTGCAAGAATCTTTGAACATAATGCGCCAAATGGAGCAGGAGCAAAAGAAAGCTGAGATACATGCTCGATTATCTGCAGAACATGCAAAAAAATCAGCATCATTGCACGAGCAAATTCAGGATCTAGCTGGTCAATTGAATGGCGATGTAGCTGCCAATTTGAAACTGTATACTAAGGTCGGCGATCAAATGAACGATTTAGTTGCCAATTATACAAAAAGTATACAGGCTCAGGTCAAATTAGGCAAACTTACCAAGGCAGAAGGCAAGCAACTGATAAAGAATGTACAGGAATTGCAGGAAATGGCCAACCATGTGCAAACGCTGGCACAATCCAAATTGACTGAACCATTTGAAAAAATGGGCAAAGCCGCTGGTGATGCATTGGAAGACGTGATCGGCCAATTAGAAGTATTTGACGGCGTACTGAAAGGATTGTCTGTAGGAGGTATGGTAGGTGTCTTAGTTGGTATAGTAGCATTGTTCACAGAAGCTGTCGGAGCTGCTTTTGAATTATCAGAACAAGCAAATGAAGTTGCTGACAATACAGGTATGTCATATATACAGGCTGAACGTTTGACTTCAGCAACGCAAGATGCCGTCTCAGAAGGACAACTTCTGGCTTCCACATTTGAAGATGTACTGGCCGTGCAACAATCAATGACCAATGAACTTGGCATAATGATATCTGTTACACCCGAAGTAGCCGGCGCTACATCCGAAATTGCTTCAGCATTTGGTATTACCAATGAAATGGCCGGAGCTGTGAATGCCAATCTTATCAAAATGGGTGTTCCGATGGAAAATGCTGCTGCAATGCAGGCAGACATTGCCAAAGAAGCTATGATGGCAGGAGTCAGTATAGAAGGTGTAATGGAGGATATTTCAAAGCAAACTGAAACCACTTCTAAATTCTTTGGAAACAATGTGAAGGCATTAGCAAAAGCATCGATCGAAGCCAGGAAATTAGGTGTGGAACTTGACACAATG